TCGGTGACGGCAAGTAATGAGTCTACTTAACCTTATACAAGACCAGCAGAGGGAGGGTGGTTCTATTTCCTCTCCCTTCCTGGCTGTTAGGGTTAGGGAAGTGATTCTGGATGGATCTAGGGAAGATCTGGGAGGATGGAATGCACTAGGGTACATAAGATGGGATCAGATTGCAGACCCATCTGCCACTGCTCCTACTTCCGTATCGTATGCTAAACCTCTTTTTCCTAATTATAAAAACTACCCTTTAGTAAACGAGATTGTCTTCCTGGTTTCACTACCAGATCCAGACATCCAATCGGATACCAATTCAGAATCCTACTACTACTTCTCATCCATCAATCTCTGGAATAGCATACACCACAACGCAGTTCCGGATAACGTAAACTACAGCACCCTACCTCAATCCCAGCAGAAGGATTACCAAACTGCAGGATTAGGATCCGTGAGAAGAGTCTCCGATAAGGGAACGGATATTGATTTAGGAAAAACGTTTAGAGAAAGTAACCGCATCTACTCTCTCCTTCCTTACGAAGGTGATGTAATCTTTGAAGGTAGATTTGGAAACTCTCTTAGATTCTCCAGTACTGTTCCTAGAGTAGATAACTTCTGGAAAGGCAATGCAGGTCCGATTACAATTCTATCTAACGGGCATGACCCTAATCTAAATCAGGCAGGATGGTTACCAACATCCGAAAGCATAGATAGGGACCAATCAACGGTAGTACTTACAAGCAACCAAACCCTAACCTACACCCTACCGGTGGAAGGGAATGGATTACAGAAACTTAAAGTGGAGGGAATAAACTCATTCTCTAATCCTCAAGCTGTAATCTCTAGCGATAGGGTAGTATTGAATGCTAAAAACGAAAGCATTGTAGCGAGTGCAAATCAAGCTATAACATTAGCAGCTACAAACCTTTCTGCTGAAGCAGATGAAAACCTCTACATAGATGGCAGGGCAGTATATCTGGGATTAGACGGAACAACCTATCCTAACCAGCCGGTTATACTGGGTAAGGAATTCCTAGATGACTTCGAAAAGCTTCTAACTCAACTAGATACACTAGCTTCTAGATTAGAAACCTTTGTATCGCTGCCAGCAGGTACCCCGTACACTGCAATTTCCACTGCAGCCGTTAGATTGAGAACACAAATCGGTAAGGTAGATAGGAAGCTCAAAGCTGATACATACAAGTCTAAAAAAGTGTTCACCAGCAAATGAGCATTGCACGGATCATATTAGTAATCGTCAAACAGCAATTGCAACTGGAGGATAGGCTATTAACCGCTGTTGATAACGAGATTGCTAAGTTTCAGGATATATGCCCTCCTAGGGAGGTAGTCCTTAGAACGTTAGAGATTAAAAACAATATCAATTCTGGATTAGAAAACATCCAGAACGCTCTTAAGAACACACGCACAACCACAGACACTGCGAATGCTGTAATTGTAGGATCAGAAATACTAATTACTATCGCCACTGCCCTACCCCTTCCTAACCAGGTAACAACCGTAGGAATAACTAACACCTTCGCTACCAGATTAGTAGATCTAAAAGACGCTATAAAAACAGGCAGAGCTTTAGTTTCTAGCTTAAATGAAATCATACTCACTCTGGAAGGAATCGTAGCATCGGTACAAGGTAAACTAAATATACTGGATCAGCTCCTTTTAAGATGCACTCAAGAGGCAGGTATTCCTTTCGAAGTTACCAATAATGTTATTAACAATTCTACAGAAACCTCTACCCAAGGACTGTTTAACGGAGTAGTAACCTATAAGGATTTAAGGCTGGAAGTAGCTTTTGATGAGCAGGATTTCTCTACTCTTAAGAGACGATTTGGTAAAGCCACTGACAGAAGAGGTGTAGTCAGATTTAGAACCAATCCAACTTTTGCAACCGACAACAATATTATCATTGAAGAACTCAAGTTTTTGATAGATAATCAGGTGTAATTTTTAGAATGAAAAATATATATAATTATGAAAGCTGAAGTCTTTAAGAACCTAATCAAAGAATCTCTAAGAGAGGTTCTCAAGGAAGAGCTTGCAAACTTGCAGTTAGCTCCGAAAGCTACCCCTCTTCCATCCCCGGTAAGCCAAATGGCTACCAACCCTATTCCTAACAGATTAGCAACAAATCCTCTGCAAGAAATGCTAGCTCAAACCAGAGCGAGTATGCACGCTAGCGAGTACAAAACAGTACTTGATATGGATTCAGGTATGCCCAATATGGGTAACGTAGATTTGGTAAATGGAAGATTGCCCGAGGGAGAGGTTTCGATGAACACAATCATGAAACTAGTAGGTAGAAAATAATGGCATACCAAGTTAGACAAGTCAGCCCCTTAGACCTGAAACTAAGCGTTGGTATCGGGGTTAATATTCCTTTCTCAGGGAAGGCAGTATTCAATACAACATTTACAACTAAGGACGCTGTACGTGCTAACGTCATTAACTTCTTGCTAACCAACCAGAACGAAAGGGTATTTAATAACAACTTCGGTGCAAATATCAGGGGATTTATTTTTGAAATGATCTCTAACGATGCACTAGACGGACTTCAGAAGAGATTAGGAGACCTGCTTCAGCAGTACTTCCCCAACCTTACAATCTCTACATTAACGGTCAGCGGAGATCCTGATTCAAACTCAGTATACATCAACCTCGGTTACGCTCTTAAATCGTATGCAATAGAAGACAACTTTACAATAGCAGTAACAAATGGCTGAGAAAAAGGATATAAAATACGTTAATAGGGAGTTCGAGAGCCTGAGACAAGGGCTTATCGAATATACCAAAACCTATTTCCCCAACACCTACAACGACTTCACACCCGCATCTCCGGGTATGATGTTCATGGAAATATCAGCATACGTCGGTGACGTGCTTTCATTCTACCTTGATAATCAAGTTCAAGAAACATTTCTTCAGTACGCTCGACAGCAGGAGAACATCTACTCTCTAGCTTACACTATGGGATACCGTCCTAAAGTAAGCTCAGCTGCTATTGCAAATCTAACATTCTATCAGCTGCTACCAGCTACTGTAAGCTCTAGCGTAACCGTTCCTGATTTCAGATATACATTAAACGTACCGCCCAACACCCAAGTATCATCTACAGTTAATCCAGATGTAACATTCCTTGTAAGAGATAGGATTGATTTTAGCTTTTCTTCATCAGAAGACCCAACAACTGTAAGCGTTTACCAGGTGAATACTACAACCGGTCAACCGGAGTTCTACTTATTGCAAAAGACCAGAGAAGCAATTTCAGCTACTGTAACAACCTACTCTGCTTCTTTCGGTGCAAGTCAGAAGTTCTCAACAGTAACCATAGCAGACTCTAACATTCTAGGAATACTAGATGCTACTGATTCAAACGGCAATGTATGGTACGAGGTACCTTACCTAGCTCAAGAGATGATCTTTGATGAGATCAAAAACACCAACGTTAATGATCCTAACTTCTCTTCAGGAACAGATGCTAGATACCTCCTTAAGCTTACTAAGCAGCCTAGAAGATTCGTTTCTAGATTCAAGGATGCAGGAAACCTAGAGCTTCAGTTTGGTGCAGGAACGGTTAACAGTACTCCAGAAACTATCGTACCAAACCCAGAGAACGTAGGATTAGGGTTGCCCTATAAGAAGTCAAAGCTCACAACAGCTTTCGCTCCTTCAAACTTCCTATACTCAAGCACGTACGGATTAGCTCCAAGCAACACAACCTTAAGCATCAGATACCTTAAGGGAGGAGGAGCTACCGCCAACGTAGCTGCTAACGAACTCACCACTATCACAACCGGTGGAGTTCTGTTTAACAATTCAGGATTACCCGTAGGAGCAGGTACAGATGCAATCTTCAACTCATTAGCAGTAGCTAATCTAGAAGCTGCAACCGGAGGAGGAGATGGAGATAGCTTAGAGGACATCAGACTGAATTCTCTAGCTTCATTTACCTCTCAGTTAAGATCCGTAACTAAGGAAGATTACTTAGTAAGAGCAATGAGCATGCCAGCAGACTACGGAACGGTAGCTAAGGTATTTGCTCAACCTACTTTAAGATCTGATATAAGTACTGGAGAAACTCCTGCAACATTAGACCTTTACATCCTCTCTTACGATAGCGATAAGAAGCTAAGAACTGCAAGTTCTGCTATCAAAAACAACCTAAGAACGTACCTAACCCAGTACAGAATGCTAAATGACTCTGTACGGATTAAGGATGCTTTCATTATCAATATCGGAGTGAATTTCGATATCATTACCCTTCCGAACTTCAATAACAACCAAGTGATACTAGAGTGTATAAACGCTCTACAGGGGTATTTCAACATCGATAACTGGCAGATTAATCAGCCGATTATCTTAAGAGAAATCTACGCTCTGCTAGATCAAATCAAGGGAGTACAGACTGTCAAGAATGTCGAGATCGTAAATAAAGTAGGAGCAGCAGACGGCTACTCTTCAAATGCATACGATATCAAAGGAGGATTAGTAAATAACATTATCTACCCATCACTAGACCCAAGCATCTTCGAGGTGAAGTTTCTAGATACTGATATTCAAGGTAGAGTAGTAAGCTTGTAATATGTCGCAGATTAACATAGAACTAGTCAAGGAGCTCTTCGGTAAAGCTCAATTTGAGAAGGTAATTGATACTAGAATCAATAAGCTAGTAACTACCACTCCTACTGCAATTGAACCTACTACCGAGAACATTCAGCTATTCTTCCAAGCTTACGAAACCTTATTTACTGCTATCCCAAAGTTTGGAGCTTCAGCTTCTCACGAGTACCTAGTACAACAATCGGGCACCTACATCGATGCAAACAACCAGCAAGAGGAAATTGCATTACTTCTGGAGGAAATAAACACCTTACGGGAGGATTTACTAGAAGCAAACAGGAGGATCTTAGAACTAGAAAGCACTCAGACAAATGGATAATATAACGGTAGTAGACCTTGGTACGGGAGGGGAGTTAAACACTCAGGATATTAACATCCTAGAGGGTTCTTTCTCTACTTCGTTATTTAACCCCAATGCAGATAAAGTCGAAATTACCATCACCGACCTTAACGGTGAACTGCTAATCAGCGATCCCGAGTTCAGACTCTTCTCTGTAGAAAATGATCCTACCCTACAGAATACCGATCAGATATCTACCCTAACCATCGACCCTGCAAGGGTTGTAGATTACTACGGGTTTGATAGAGGTATTCTAAACTTACGCTTTGATTTCTATACCCCGTTATTCTTCACTAGCGAGAATAATAAGTTCTACATCTCGGAAATTTCAACCGACAGAACGGAAGTTAGATTAGACAGCCTTACTCTAGACCAGCCTGATGTACTAGCATCAGTTCAGAGCTTTATAGATAGGGTAAACGCTAGTCCGGTAATCCTTTATTTCTATCTAAATTTCGGAGGAAACGAACTCGTACCAGCAGTAAACTTAGTCCTGGATAACGGATCGATAGTAGTTAAGCTTTACGAGACTCTCCCACCTCAGTACGTACTCAAGGATACTTTTTTCCTGACAGAGAAGGTAGGAGAACCTCAACTTTACCAAATTACTCTACCGGATGTTTTAGTAGAGGAAGAAGAGCCTGTCTTTAGACTAAAAGGTCCAAACCTTAACATAGACATAAAGAATCAGGTAGGGGTAACGAGTAACTACGTTAATGCAGGAAACCTTCTCTCCACTACTCTAACAAGTTCATACGCACAGTTAAGCAGTATACTCGCAGACAAGGGAGTAGAGATCAACGTAGACTACACCGATTACGG